GGCAGTACTTTCCTAAAAAGACATGTCTTGCCCAATATACTCAACATGAACTAGATCTGGTTGCTGCTCAGCTAAACAACAGACCGAGAAAGACACTGAAGTTCAAAACACCGAAAGAGATAATTGAAAGGGGTGTTGCATTGACAGATTGAATCTACAGGAAAGTTCTTTAAGTGATCGGTCGTACTCATCTATCTTTCATACTTACTCTCAACTATCAAAAGTACAGGATTTATTATGAAGTTATGGCCTGTGTTGACTGGCATTGCACTCTCTTTCACTCTTATAGCATGTAAGGCCCCGACACCACCTAAAGGTGTGCAGCCGATTACAAATTTTGACGCCAACCGCTACCTCGGAAAATGGTATGAAATAGCTCGCCTCGAGAACTGGTTCGAACGTGGTCTGGAACAGGTCAGCGCTACTTATGAAAAACGGAACGACGGAGGGATTCGCGTACTTAACCGTGGATACGATCCAACGAAAAACAAATGGAGCGAGAGCGAAGGTAAAGCATACTTTACTGGAGATACTAAAACTGCAGCGTTGAAAGTTTCGTTTTTTGGCCCCTTCTATGGTGGCTATAATGTAATCAAACTGGATGATGAGTATAAGTATGCTCTTGTCAGTGGTCCGAACAGAGAATACCTATGGATTCTGGCAAGGACCCAAACTATTCCAGATAATGTAAAAGCAGACTATGTGCGTACCGCTCAAAAGTTGGGATTCAATGTCAATGAACTATTATGGGTTAAACAATAAAATCCCCACCCGAAATGATACTTATTAGAAAAAAACCAGCCTTTGGGGAGGCTGGCTAAATCAGGAAACAAGCTGTTATATGATAATAACTACGTTGCGATTCCAACATTTAAAATGTTAGACTAATGAAAATCAGACAGCAACTTTTCCTTTAATTATTTCGAACAATCAGCATCCATCTCCAATCGGAGATCCAACACCATCAGCATGCCCTCCACTACGCCCTCAGCTTTCTGGAGCATCCTGCCAACCCAACAATCAGATCGCCCATGCTTACGTGCAAGCGCCATAAAAGTCATGCCGCCGACATAATAGTCCACCAATAAATCATGTAAATCGCTGTTGTTTTTTTTCAGGCGAGCCATACATTCACAAATGATCATCGCGTCATCGTCACAGCATTGCGGACGAGATCTTACTTTTGAAGGAATTAATCCCTTAAAACCGGCGGCAATGGACGACCAGGTCACATCTTCATGATTATTAGCCGCCCATGCCCCCCAACGCTCAAGAACCATCTGAATATCACGCATCAACTTACTCCACAAAATTAGGCCAGCACACCAATTGCCAGCGCGCGATCGATAAATCGAAAAATCAGCTCCAGTTGGGAGCCATACTTCTCTTCAAATGCCACGGTATCCGTATGCAACTCGTCGTGATGCTTTCTGCACAAAGGCAACACAAAGAGATCATGTGCTTTGGTTCCCATTCCGCCCTGCCCGTGACCAATCAGATGATGCGGATCGTCGGCTGGCATACCGCAGCAAGCACACGGCTGTGTCTTAACCCAGCGTGTGTATTTCTCCTTAACCCAACGGTGACGTTTAGGCAGCTTCATGAAAGATTCCGGAGACTCTGGATCAACGGTGATGCTTACCACCGTCTTTTCTTGTGATGGGTTTTGTTGCTGGTGGGCGTGAGGCAACGGTGCAAGATTTTTTGTGCGCTGTTTCAGTATGCTGGTGGCGGTCTGCTCTCCCGGTACGATGTCGCTTTCACGGTACATTGAGCGGATTTTTTCCGCACGCAACCCCAGCGAACGACGTAATACCGCTTCCGGTAGCGCGTCCGCCACCTGATTGCGGACCGCCCACCAGGATAATTCAGCCAGAGATAATTCACGCTCCTGCGTACCGCTTATTGCGTGACCGATGACGTCAATCATCCATGCTGACAGGTTTTGATGAGCTAGTTGCTCGAGTGATTCGGATGTCTGGTCACGCAGCTGGTTGTCGCAGTGCCAGCACAACACCATTGCGCCGGTACCATAACGGTGAATGACGGTTTCGCTGTGATGATAATCGCCGTGTGGCCACTGGCAGGATTTAATATGGCGCAACAGCCAGTCAGACAATGCACCAGCACCACCAGCAGCACGAATCACCCGTGCGTTACTGAAAAACGGCAGCAATGTTTTGTCTTCCACCAGCGGCTGGCGAGCGGCAGGAACGACCCCGGACGGCAGATTACGCATGCTTTTCGGTTCCGGCTCCACCAGTAACCGGGTATTGTGGAATACCGGCATGGGTTCACGGCCCGGCTTAACGATCACCAGCCCGAGTTCCGGTACCAGAACAGGTCGAAGTAATACCCGCACGTTACCTCCAGATGCGTTGCTGGAATGTGCGGGACGGACGCGGTGGGCGTTCGGAGTAAGGAAGCCTGACGGAGATTATCCAGTGACGGTAGTCGAGGCTAAGGGCTTTTTTAACCTCGCATCCGCGCCTGCGGTAACACTGAATGAGCCATTCGGCCTGTTCTTCAGTGCATGGGGGATGCTGGTACCAGTCTGACTTAAATGCGTGAGAATACCGCTCGTGCGTGTGGGCAAGAACGGTCGAATTATCATGATTGTAATATTTTGCGTTGCGTGCCATCGGTTTTCTCCGGTGGCACGGTGTTACTCAGCGGGAGTTCAGCCCCGCGCAAGATTGTAGATGAGTTTATTCTTCTGAAAAAGCAGAAAAGCCAGCTTTTATTCCGATCTCTTTCAATGCCTGTAATGAAGTGACAAACTCACCGTCGCGCAAGATAAATCCGTCCGTCACTCGGGCATCCACATAATTAATTAACGCAGCCCCATTTTTTTGCAAACACACAATGCGGTAATGACTAGCAATATTTCCATTTTCAACGCACACAGCATAGAGGCCATCTTCACAAAAAATTTTACGCAGTTCTTCGATGTTCATCATCAGAATCCTTCCGGATAATTAGCTCTCCCCTTTAAGGGACCATCCCTCTTATCCCTGCGCGCTACTTAAGTATTTTTGATTCTATTCCGGCACCATCCAGAACTTCAAATGCGTTGAAAATAAAAACAAAAACCCGCCGAAGCGGGTTAAGTGCGGGTGCGTTGAGGATGCCTGCCACATCAGAGGTGGCGAGGGATTTCTCACTCGCCGAGTCTCTTACTCCTCAGGTTCGTAAGCTGTGAAGACAGCGACCTCCGTCTGGCCGGTTCGGATTCGTACCTCGCAGAGGTCTTTCCTCGTTACCAGTGCCGTCACTATGACGGTTAAACAGATGACGATCAGGGCGATTAACATCGCCTTTTGCTGCTTCATAGCCTGCTTCTCCTGTCAACGCAAAGCAGAAGTGTCACCTTCGGTGCGAAACAGAGATGTCATGCTTTGGTTCAGAGAATGCGTTTGACCGCCTCGCTATATACTTCCGAGCGTTCTCTTTTCCCAACAGAAATCACGAAAACGACAACTTTCTCGTCTATAACCTGGTATACAAGGCGATAGCCTGAAGACCGGAGCTTAATCTTGTAACAATCAGGCATACCACGGAGCTTGTTTGCTTCAATCCGGGGTGACTCAAGTACTTCAACCAGCTTCTTTTTCAACTGTTCACGTACCGTCGAGCCCAGCTTTCGCCATTCCTTTAGTGCCCGCTCGTCAAAATCCAGAAAATACGCCATCAGAGTTCATCCAGCGTCACACGTACTGGCTTAGGATTACGAAGCCGTTCTTTCACTATCTCCACAAGTTCAGCATCTTCATCACTCAGGAGTGTCTGTTTGAACGGCAAGCGTTCATTGTCAGCGATATACTCGAGCATGAGACGAAGCGCTTCAGAAGGAGTTACACCCATTTTTTCAAGCGCGGCGTAAGAACGCGCTTTAAGTTCATCGTCAATACGCAGGTTAATGCTACCCATGTCTTACACCTCTTGTAATTACAAATGTCATTACAAGTATCGCACTACAACATGCTTAGGGCAAGTCACGAAGGAAGTCAGAAAGTAGTCGTAAGAACGGTGATCACTGTCCGCTTTCTGCCAGGAGCAGCCATTGCTAAGTCCATCCTGTATTGTGCAGGTCAGCTCGTTTTTAAAGAGTCCGGCCATCATCTTACTGGTACAGACACCATATACTTTGTGACGGTCAGGCTACATATGCACAACTCAACTTATTCATCTATTTTTTGCTTTAGCATGTCAGTGTTGCTTTCTCGTCGGCGGGTGAGCGGTGACCTGACCTGTCGATAAAGGAACGTAACACGTTTTATGCAACACCCGCATGCGGCAGAAAATTATTGCCGAACGTTTACCCCTGTCAACAAGCTTTACTTTCTGAGGCGCGCCAGCCCGCGAGGAAAACAATCTGAACATCAAACAATTAATGACACAAGAAATACGATTAAAGATTTTTTTGTTCATGCCGATAGTGCTTTTTTAAAAGGAGAAATCTATGTCTGTCACAATTCAGGGAAATACCTCAACCGTTATTTCAAACAACTCCGCCCCGGAAGGAACATCAGAAATAGCCAAAATCACAAGACAAATTCAGGTGCTGACTGAAAAGCTTGGGAAAATCTCATCGGAAGAGGGGATGACGACACAGCAGAAAAAAGAAATGGCTGCATTGGTACAGAAGCAAATTGAAAGCCTCTGGGCTCAACTGGAGCAGTTGTTAAGGCAGCAGGCAGAGAAAAAGAATGAAGACGCGACAGTTCAGCCTGATAAAAAAGAAGAGAAAAAAGACGATACAAATACCGCTGGCACCATTGATATTTACGTCTAAGTGACAGCCGTATTGTGGCCCTCATCGGGCCACTTTTCGCCATCAGCCTTTTCTTTAAAGACATATTATCTTTGTATCATTTCTGATAGTTAACATTACAAGATATAAGTAATGGACGCACTCCCAATTAGTCTATTTAAATCGCCACGAGTTTAACTGACAACCCATGATCAATTATGAATTGCAACTATTTCTGTAGTCACTTTTGTGGGGACAGTCCACAAAACTGCCAACTTCCGCTTCTTGCTCTTAGCGGACATTAGCATAGGCTATTTACCATAACGCCTCATTACGCGCACCGCCCAGACTGACTCAGCGCGTTTCTGGCATATCCCCGGTAAAACAAGTAACAAACCACCCGAAAATGAACACCAGAAACGCGACTTAAGAATCTACCCTATGAATGGATATGCACTCAACCGAATCGATCTTGGTTTCAATCTTTTTTATCGGGATCAGGCTTCTTTTTAGGTAACTTCGGGGGCTTAACTTGCTGATGACTTTGCGTTCGGCGCGTAAGCCAGGGATGGTCAGCTTTAGGTTTAACATAGTATTTTGAGCGTAAATCAATACGGGCATTATCCACTCGTTCATGGACACTCTTTTCATCATCCAGTGGTATAGGCTCCGGGCCATCAACATACTTTTCCCAGCCCAGCGCTTTCCCGTCATACAGAACGTTAATTTCACCGTCAAAGTTCTCGCATACAGTAACAACCGAATGCCTAAGTCGATATCCCCGGCTCTCACTGCGTACCTGAAACGCACTGCTTTTGTACTGGAAAGTGAGATTTTTAGACAGAACGCGCTTCGCCTGTAGGCTGAAGATATAACCCAGTTCCTCTTCAGAATGGTGCACATCAAGATGAGCATTATCAGTAGTACGAGGCGACGTAGCGAACCGGTTGTTATAGGCTTCAATAAAAGTCGGCAACCATGCATTTGCTGTTTCAATATCACTGATATTCTGAAGCCGCATTTCTTTGACCAGCCTGTCCTGTAGTGTCTGATTGGCGCGCTCTACCCGCCCTTTTGCCTGCGGGCTGTTGGCATGGATTGGCTCGATGCCCAGTGTCTTTATCGCACGAGTGAACTGGGTCAGCTCACCTTCCCGCTCTGGGTTATTTACCCTGAATATACTGTGTCTATCAGAGTAGAGAGCGAGCGGTACGCCATGATCATTAAGGTAACCCCGGAGGGTTTCCATGTAAGCCCGGGTTGTTTCAGCAGGCACAAAACGCAACGCCATCAACGCACTGGTGGCATCATCAATGAAAACGATCAGTGTACATCTGGGGCCTCGATTTTCAAACCAGTCATGAGGTGAGCCATCAATCTGGATCAGTTCACCGTAAGATGGTTGATCTTACCCAGCAATAGTGGACACGCGGCTACCCGCGTTAGTAGCTAATCAACAAAGCTAAGGTTAGTAATTAAGGAGTTCTCCACGGGTGAGGTGGAGTGCGTGCGCCGGACACGGGTGAGCATCCGGCACTGACAGTTTACTGAAAGGATATTGCCCTGAAAAGTCAGACCATAACGCGAAAGCGCACGGCGAGGTAGCTGGTTCATAGATAGCCTGTCGTTAAATTTTCGTCGACCGTGCGCTTCCGGTTGTGGCAACCCGCGAAATGGCGCGGCGGTAAGTATGGCGGGGTTATTCCTTCCCCGTTGAGGACACCGGGTTGTCAGGTTGACCATACGCTTAAGTGACAACCCCGCTGCAACGCCCTCTGTTATCAATTTTCTGGTGACGTTTGGCGGTATCAGTTTTACTCCGTGACTGCTCTGCCGCCCTTTTTAAAGTGAATTTTGTGATGTGGTGAATGCGGCTGAGCGCACGCGGAACAGTTAAAACCAAAAACAGTGTTATGGGTGGATTCTCTGTATCCGGCGTTAATTGTTAACTGGTTAACGTCACCTGGAGGCACCAGGCACTGCATCACAAAATTCATTGTTGAGGACGCGATAATGAAAACGTTATTACCAAACGTTAATACGTCTGAAGGTTGTTTTGAAATTGGTGTCACTATCAGTAACCCAGTATTTACTGAAGATGCCATTAACAAGAGAAAACAAGAACGGGAGCTATTAAATAAAATATGCATTGTTTCAATGCTGGCTCGTTTACGTCTGATGCCAAAAGGATGTGCACAATGAATTCAGCATTTGTGCTTGTTCTGACAGTTTTTCTTGTTTCCGGAGAGCCAGTTGATATTGCAGTCAGTGTGCACAGGACAATGCAGGAGTGTATGACTGCAGCAACCGAACAGAAAATTCCCGGTAACTGTTACCCGGTCGATAAAGTTATTCACCAGGATAATATCGAAATCCCGGCAGGTCTTTAAAACAGTTCCGTAATAAATATCCGGTTTCATTCTTATATGCCAGCAATGGCAGGGATTTGTTCATCCTTAAATCTGTCATGAGGTTAAAACAAAATGAGTAAAGTCTTTATTTGCGCCGCTATTCCTGACGAACTGGCAACAAGGGAAGAAGGCGCTGTGGCTGTAGCCACAGCCATTGAAGCTGGCGACGAACGCCGTGCTCGAGCAAAATTTCACTGGCAGTTCCTGGAACATTATCCGGCTGCTCAGGACTGCGCTTATAAATTTATTGTCTGCGAGGATAAACCTGGCATACCCCGCCCTGCCCTCGATTCATGGGATGCTGAATATATGCAGGAAAACCGCTGGGATGAGGAGTCTGCTTCTTTTGTCCCGGTTGAGACTGAATCCGATCCGATGAACGTCACTTTTGACAAGCTGGCCCCTGAAGTACAGAACGCTGTCATGGTTAAGTTCGACACATGTGAAAACATCACCGTTGATATGGTTATTAGCGCACAGGAATTGTTGCAGGAAGACATGGCAACATTCGACGGACATATCGTTGAAGCGTTGATGAAAATGCCAGAAGTTAACGCCATGTATCCGGAGCTTAAGTTGCACGCCATTGGGTGGGTTAAGCATAAATGTATTCCTGGTGCTAAATGGCCCGAAATTCAGGCAGAGATGCGCATCTGGAAAAAACGTCGCGAAGGTGAACGCAAGGAAACCGGAAAATACACGTCTGTTGTTGATCTCGCCCGCGCCAGAACCAATCAACAGTACACTGAAAATTCAACAGGAAAAATCAGCCCGGTCATTGCTGCCATTCATCGCGAATACAAGCAGACATGGAAAACACTGGATGACGAACTGGCCTACGCTCTCTGGCCTGGTGATGTGGATGCCGGAAACATTGACGGCAGCATCCATCGCTGGGCAAAAAAAGAAGTTATCGACAACGACCGCGAAGACTGGAAGCGTATCTCGGCATCAATGCGCAAACAGCCTGATGCCCTTCGCTACGACCGCCAGACTATTTTTGGCCTTGTCCGTGAGCGTCCGATCGACATTCACAAAGATCCCATAGCACTGAACAAATATATCTGCGAATACCTGACGACAAAGGGCGTGTTTGAGAATGAAGAAACAGACCTGGGCACTGTTGATGTTCTCCAGTCATCAGAAACACAAACTGATGCAGTGGAAACTGAGGTATCTGATATCCCAAAAAATGAAACCGCGCCGGAAGCTGAACCATCTGTAGAGCGTGAGGGGCCGTTCTATTTCCTCTTCGCAGATAAGGACGGAGAAAAATACGGTCGCGCAAACAAACTTTCTGGTCTGGATAAGGCACTGGCTGCTGGCGCCACTGAAATCACAAAAGAAGAATATTTTGCCCGAAAAAATGGCACATACACGGGCTTACCGCAAAATGTAGATACCGCTGAAGATTCAGAACAACCAGAGCCGATAAAAGTTACCGCTGACGAAGTAAACAAAATTATGCAGGCAGCCAATATCAGCCAGCCTGACGCCGATAAGTTGCTTGCTGCATCACGTGGTGAATTTGTTGAAGGGATTAGTGACCCGAATGATCCGAAATGGGTTAAGGGGATCCAGACCCGCGATTCTGTGAACCAGAACCAGCATGAATCGGAACGGAACTACCAAAAAGCGGAACAAAACAGCACAAATGCGTTACAAAACGAGCCAGAAACGAAACAGCCTGAACCAGTGGCGCAACTGGAAGTGGAAAAAGTCTGCACCGCCTGCGGTCAGACCGGCGGCGGCAACTGCCCTGATTGTGGCGCGGTGATGGGCGACGCAACATACCAGGAAACATTCGATGAAGAGTATCAGGTTGAAGTTCAGGAAGATGATCTGGAGGAAATGGAAGGCGCTGAACATCCACACAAGGAGAACACTGGCGGCAATCAGCATCACAATAGCGATAATGAAACTGGCGAGACGGCAGATCACTCAATTAAGGTGAACGGTCATCACGAAATCACATCCACCAGCAGGACGTGTGACCATCTAATGATCGACCTTGAAACCATGGGAAAAAATCCTGATGCCCCGATCATCTCAATAGGTGCAATATTTTTCGATCCGCAAACCGGAGATATGGGACCGGAATTTAGTAAGACTATCGATCTGGAAACTGCTGGCGGAGTCATTGATCGGGACACCATTAAATGGTGGCTTAAGCAATCACGCGAAGCGCAATCTGCCATTATGACCGATGAAATCCCGTTAGATGATGCACTGTTACAATTGCGGGAATTTATCGACGAAAACTCCGGTGAATTTTTTGTTCAGGTTTGGGGAAATGGAGCCAACTTCGACAACACGATTTTGCGCCGTTCATACGAACGGCAGGGGATCCCCTGCCCGTGGCGTTACTACAACGATCGCGATGTACGCACAATCGTTGAGCTGGGGAAAGCCATAGACTTCGATGCCAGAACGGCTATTCCATTCGAAGGTGAGCGCCATAATGCACTTGATGACGCCCGTTACCAGGCAAAATACGTTTCAGTTATCTGGCAAAAACTGATCCCGAGTCAGGCTGATTCTTAATGTTCAACTGTCGCCGGTTGTGACTGGTATTCTGCAACCGGCGCTCGTCTAATGTAAGAGATAAAGAAATCGATGAGCGAAGTAATCATGATTGTCTCTCCCGGCAAATGGGTATCCGAAGAGCAGTTAATTGCGCTGAAAGGAATAAAAAAAGGTACGTTAAAAAAGGCCTGGGAAAAATCGTTTATGGAAGGAAGGGAATATAAGCATGTCGCTCATGACGGTATGCCATGGGATAACAGCCCATGCTTTTACAACCTGGAAGAAATTGATCGCTGGATTGAGCGCCAGGCATCAGCGAGACCAAGACGTCATCTTACTTGACTAAAAGCCACACTAACTAATGAGAGAAGTTGAAATGAAATATCCGACAGGCGTGGAAAACCATGGAGGGAAATTACGTATCTGGTTTGTTTATAAAGGCGTAAGAGTCAGGGAAAATCTGGGGGTTCCTGACACAGCAAAAAACAGGCGCGTTGCAGGTGAACTACGCGCCTCTGTTTGTTACGCAATAAAAACTGGTGTTTTCGACTATGCAAAACAGTTTCCCTCCTCACGCAATCTGGAAAAATTTGGTGAGGCCCGACAAGATTTAACCATAAAAGAACTGGCTGAAAAATTTCTGGCACTGAAAGAAACTGAAGTCGCAAAAACATCACTCAACACATACCGTGCCGTCATCAAAAATATCCTGAGCATAATCGGTGAAAAAAATCTTGCCTCATCGATTAATAAAGAAAAATTACTGGAGGTTCGTAAAGAGCTACTGACTGGATACCAGATCCCCAAAAGTAACTATATTGTTACACAACCAGGGAGATCGGCTGTAACTGTAAATAATTACATGACAAATCTTAACGCCGTGTTCCAGTTTGGTGTTGATAACGGTTACTTGGCAGATAACCCGTTTAAGGGGATCTCGCCATTAAAGGAATCAAGAACCATTCCGGATCCTCTTTCGCGGGAGGAATTCATCCGTCTTATCGATGCGTGCAGAAATCAGCAAGCCAAAAATTTATGGTGTGTTTCTGTTTATACTGGCGTTCGCCCTGGTGAGCTGTGTGCACTTGGATGGGAGGACATAGATCTGAAAAATGGAACAATGATGATCAGGAGAAATTTAGCAAAAGACCGTTTCACGGTACCAAAAACACAGGCGGGAACCAATCGGGTCATTCATCTTATTAAGCCAGCAATCGACGCTCTCCGGAGTCAGATGACATTAACGAGACTGAGCAAAGAGCATATCATTGATGTTCACCTCAGAGAGTATGGCAGAACAGAAAAACAAAAATGCACCTTTGTTTTTCAACCTGAAGTGTCAGCGAGAGTAAAAAATTATGGTGACCATTTTACCGTTGACTCAATAAGGCAGATGTGGGACGCAGCGATAAAACGTGCCGGACTCCGCCATCGAAAATCATATCAGTCGAGACATACTTATGCCTGCTGGTCGCTGACAGCTGGTGCTAACCCGGCATTTATAGCAAACCAGATGGGCCATGCAGATGCGCAAATGGTATTTCAGGTATACGGAAAATGGATGTCTGAAAACAATAATGCACAGGTAGCTTTGTTAAATACACAGTTAAGCGAGTTTGCCCCAACCATGCCCCATAACGAAGCAATGAAAAATTAATTTAATATTTATCAAATAGTTAACACGTATGACTCTTGAAATCCATAAATTCAAGCGCAGTGCCCAGCCATCCCGATACTGCTGCTTTCACCAAATCCTTAGTGCTTCTTTCGTGTTTTTCTATTGTCATAATGGTTATCTCTAAAAAAGAGGTAAGATGCGTACTACTTACTCGCCGTTATTGGTATTATTCAGAAAAAGTGAGTAAGACTTTGCAGCAATGTTTTTGATCCTGTTCAAATAAACTAATGGCATCAGCAACATGCTGGAAATCAAACGTATGGGTAATTAATTTTTCTGGTTTAATTAACCCTTTACTTAACCAGTCGATAACGATCGGGAATTTATTTGCATTTAAGCGTGAAGAGAAAATAGAGAGTTCTTTTCCGGTAATTCCTTGCTGAATCACTTCAGACGGTTCACTGGAGAACCCCATCAATACAATACGTGCCGCTGGAGAAGCCAGCGTTACGGCCTCTTTCAGGATAGAAGGATGACAAGCCGCATCGATAATTAATGTCGGCTTGATGCCTTTTTCAGTGAAAATCTCGCCAAGCGGTGTCTGGCTGTTATTAATCGCCCAGTCAGCCCCGCTCTCTTTCGCTTTTTCCAGTCGTTCATCAATGCGATCGGCAACAATCACATTTTTAACGTTATAGACGCCTTTTAATACCTGAACGATCGTCAGGCCGATTGGACCGGCACCATAAACCAGAACGGTATCATTTTCAGTCGGTTGACCATGTCCGGTTACGTTAGCCGCAATGGTAAAAGGTTCGATCATTACCGCATATTGATCGGCCACTGCTTCAGGAATTTTCCACGCATTTTTTGCCGGAACCACGGCATATTCACTGAAACCACCGTCAGCGTGCACACCTAATACAGCCAGTGTCGTACAAACGTTCGGTTTACCTATAGAGCACGGATAGCAATGCCCACAGCTGACCACCGGATCGACAGCAACACGTTCACCGACTCTGGCGCTTTCCACGCCTTCACCCACTGCATCAATGACGCCAAAGAATTCATGACCAATGACGCGCGGATATTTCGCAAAAGGATTATGCCCACGATAAATATGGCTATCTGAACCACAAATTCCGGCAAGTTTCACTTTTACTCGTACTTCACCCGCTGACGGGGTGGGTATTTCACGTTCGACAATCGCCAGTTGATTCGGTTTTTCAATTAATATGCTTTTCATTATCTTACTCCTTACCAGTTCCACAGCGTGCCATCTTCCAGACGTGCGACTGGTAGATAAGCAGGTTCATAGGGATATTTCGCCGCCAGCTTTTCATCGAATTCGATACCAAGACCCGGTTTGTCTCCCGGATGCATATAGCCGTTATCGAAAGTCCAGTTGTGCGGGAAGACTTCGAGCATTTGTTCGGAATAACCCATGTATTCCTGGACACCGAAATTGGGGACCCACAGATCAAAGTGCAGCGCCGCAGCCATGCAGACTGGTGACAAATCGGAAGGACCGTGTGAGCCAGTACGTACCTGATACAGCGAAGCAAAATCGGCAATCCGGCGCATACCGGTAATTCCGCCTGCATGGGTCAGCGTGGTGCGGATATAATCGATGAGTTGCTCTTCAATCAGTTGTTTGCAGTCCCAGATGCTGTTGAAGACTTCACCCACTGCGATGGGTGTGACGGTATGTTGGCGAATGAGACGGAAGCATTCCTGGTTTTCCGCAGGCGTCGGGTCTTCCATCCAGAACATGCGATAATCTTCAATGCTTTTACCAAAGCGCGCCGCTTCAATAGGCGTTAAGCGATGGTGCATGTCATGCAGCAAATGTTCATTAAAACCAAACTTGTTACGTACCGCGTCAAACAATTTCGGCATGAAATCGAGGTATTTCTCCGTCGACCACAGCTGCTCTTCCGGCCACTGTCCTTTGGTTGCGGGTTCATAAGCCAGACCTTTACCTTTCGACATGCCGTAGGTGGTTTTCATACCAGGGATTCCGCACTGCACGCGGATGGCTTTGAATCCAAGCTCTTGATGACGGGCATAATCATCCAGAGCTTCATCAATACTGTGACCGGTGGTATGGCAATAAACCATCACCCCTTCACGAGACGCGCCGCCGAGTAACTGGTAAAGCGGCATGTTGGCAGCTTTGGCTTTAATATCCCACAGCGCCATATCAACCGCTGAAATGGCCGACATCGTAACCGGACCGCGACGCCAGTAAGCACCTTTATAGAAAAACTGCCAGATATCTTCGATACGGTGCGCATCGCGACCAATAAGCTGCGGACAAAGGTGATCCTGCAAATAAGAGGCCACGGAAAGCTCACGTCCATTGAGGGTGGCATCCCCAAGGCCCGTAATACCGTCCTCAGTGGTGATTTTTAATGTGACGAAATTACGCCCCGGACAGGTAACAAAAACTTCAGCCTTTACGATCTTCATGTTCGATTCCTTACATCGCTTGTCGTGATGCATGAAATCTACGCAACTGAGCTACTACCATACAAGTATAAAGATCGAAAAAAGCCGGAGTGATCACAAAAAAAGGCGTATATTTGCGCTGTGAATGGTTGACAAAAGATGAAATAGAATACCTTTTGTCAGCTGACACTTCCTCTTATCTTATTGATAAAATGGATTTATGTTCCTACGTGCGCCCCCAGCCCGCAACAATGATCAACATGCCGCAAAGCGCAATCAACGCACCCGTCCAGTCATAAAGAGTCAGTTTCACGCCATCCACAACGCGCAGCCACATCAACGCCGTGCAGACATAAACGCCACCATAAGCCGCGTAAACACGCCCACTCGCCGCTGGATGCAACGTTAACAACCAGACAAACAGCGCCAGTGAAATCCCCGCCGGAAGCAACAGCCAGATACTGGCGTTTCGTTTTAACCACAACCAGGGCAGAAAGCATCCAATAATTTCACACAGCGCAGTAGCAAAAAATAGTAACGTTGTTTTAATCATCTTTGTCTCTTATTGACATCATGTATAGTTATAGGGCGACATAATATCATCAATATAAACACCCTCCTGGTACGTTTTGCGTCCGCAGTGGATGGTGTAGAATCACCTTTAATCATTCATACAGGGAATGAATTATGAAAATCACTCTCAGCAAACGAATCGGCCTGCTCGCTATTCTGCTGCCTTGCGCACTGGCATTGAGCACAACTGTTCATGCCGAAACTAACAAACTGGTGATTGAGTCTGGCGACAGTGCACAAAGCCGCCAGCACGCCGCTATGGAAAAAGAGCAATGGAATGACACGCGCAATCTGCGCCAGAAAGTGAATAAACGCACTGAAAAAGAGTGGGATAAAGCCGACGCCGCTTTTGATAACCGCGATAAATGTGAGCAAAGCGCCAACATCAATGCCTACTGGGAGCCCAATACTTTGCGCTGCCTGGACCGTCGAACTGGCCGCGTTATTACCCCCTAACCTGTTATTGATTTAAGGAATGTAAGGACACGTTATGCCAAGCGCCCACAGTGTTAAGCTACGCCCGCTGGAGCGTGAAGATTTACGCTATGTACATCAACTCGACAATAACGCCAGTGTGATGCGTTACTGGTTTGAGGAACCCTACGAAGCCTTTGTTGAACTCTCTGATCTGTATGATAAGCATATTCACGATCAGAGCGAACGGCGCTTTGTGGTGGAATGTGACGGCGAAAAAGCCGGTCTGGTGGAGCTGGTGGAAATTAACCATGTTCATCGCCGCGCAGAATTTCAGATAATTATCTCCCCGGAGTATCAGGGGAAAGGTCTGGCAACCCGTGCCGCCAAATTAGCAATGGACTATGGCTTTACCGTTCTCAATCTCTATAAGCTGTATCTGATCGTTGATAAAGAGAATGAAAAAGCGATTCACATTTACCGCAAGCTTGGCTTTTCGGTTGAAGGTGAATTGATGCACGAGTTCTTTATTAATGGTCAATATCGTAATGCCATTCGCATGTGTATATTCCAGCATCAGTATCTGGCAGAGCACAAAACACCGGGTCAGACTCTCCTGAAGCCGACCGCACAATAGGGTGATGCTGCCAACTTACTGATTTAGTGTATGATGGTGTTTTTGAGGTGCTCCAGTGGCTTCTGTTTCTATCAGCTGTCCCTCCTGTTCAGCTACTGACGGGGTGGTGCGTAACGGCAAAAGCACCGCCGGACATCAGCGCTATCTCTGCTCTCACTGCC